GCGTTTAGCTGTTCGAAGTGCGGAAATGCATTCATTCCTCGCGGCTGGCAGATCACGTCCCGCGATTATCGCTGCCTCCCATGCAAACGTGAGCAGCAGAACGCAAAGAATGCATCTGATCCCGAATCCATGCGTTCAAGAGCGCGCGTTAGATACGCAAATAACAAGACTTATTGGATTGGTTATGTGAATGATCGTCGGAATGACCAGACATATAAAACTAAGCGGGCAGCCAGGAGAAAGGTTGCCACTGAGATTGAAGCTGGACGATTAAATCGACTTCCATGTGAGGTGTGCGGAAACACAAAGACAGATGCGCATCATGAGGATTACTCCAAGCCACTCGATATTCACTGGATGTGCCGAGGTTGCCACATCAAACATGAAAAGGAGATAGCCCGTGCCGCTGCGTAATCAATTCGAATCCGAGGCTGAATGGCTTGAACATATGCGCATGTACTTCGCGGCTAAGGCGCTCCCCGCCTACCTCTCGCACGTTAGTGATGGTGGATCAGCAATCCTAAGCCGCTGCTATGCCGAGGCCGCCAAAGAGGCTTACGAAATAGCCGACGCCATGCTCGGCGCCCGCGAGGCCAAGCCGTGAAGAACTGCACGCATTGTAAGTATGCGGAATGGAAACGCACGGACACTGGCCGGCTACATCCATCCGGCGACGGTCGATGCACTTACCAGTTCAAGATGCCGCCACTTCCGCAGTCTATGTACTGGCTTGGCCGTGAAACGCCTTGCGGTGGGCACATTAATCGGCGGAAAGAATTGCAAGACCACTGCACGTATTGGGCCAAGCCGTGATGTGCGAACTCATCATCGACGCCGAGCTGCAATCCCTGCTGGACGCGAGCCGCGCCAACGTTGAGCGCCGTGCCGCGCTGTACCCGAACCTGCGGCGCTACACCGCAGACATTTCACCGCCGACCGCATTCGGGGAGATCTTGTCCCCCTCAAGTACCGAACTGGATGCGGTCGGCAACTATTTGGAGCTGAGCTGATGAACACCAGCATCATGCACGCCCGCAGCAACGAGGCGATCCGGCCGCCGTCGAATGACGAGCGCCGCGCCAGCTGGGCGCAGAAGTTCTACGCGCTCGGCTTCCATCGCCGCCCCGACAAGCCCCGGATTCGTGTGACGGTTCCGGCGCCACTTTCCAACAACGCGCCCGGCGAACCGGGCAAGGATTTGTGATGACAAACGTAGCGCGAGTTGAACAGAAACAGGAATTGGCGACTGTCAGCGAAAACACCGCAATGGTTTCCATGTTCGAGCGTATGGCGTCCGATCCCAACGTGGACGTGGACAAGCTGGAACGCCTGATGCAGATGCGCGAGCGTGCCGTGGAACGTGAGGCAGAGTCGGCGTTCAACATCGCACTGAGCGATGCACAGGCCCGCATGGGAACGATTGGCGCTGACGCCAACAACCCGCAGACGCGGAGCAAGTACGCAAGTTACGGAAAGCTTGATAGCGTACTGCGCCCCATCTACACCTCAAGCGGTTTTGCACTGAGCTTTGACACCGGCCCCGATGCGCCTGCTGACTGCGTTCGCGTGCTTTGTCATGTCACCCACAAGGCAGGCCACAGCCGCACCTATCACGTCGATATGCCTGCGGACGGCAAGGGTGCCAAGGGCGGCGACGTGATGACCAAGACTCACGCGGTCGGCGCTGGAATGTCCTACGGGATGCGCTACCTGCTGAAGATGATCTTCAACGTCGCGGTAGGCGAGGAGGATGTGGACGGGAATTCAGTCCACGTCGAAACCATTACCGACGCCCAGGAAATCCAGATCGCCGAAATGTTGGAAGCTACCGGCAGCGACAAAGCGAAATTCCTGCGCTGGCTCAAGGTTGACGCGCTGTCGAAGATCCCGGCGAAGTCGTTTGGCACCGTGATGGCGACGCTTCACAAAAAGGAGAGCGCCAAGTGATCGATTTGGAAATCTTCAACTGCGAGCAGGGCAGCGAGTCATGGTTCGAGTGCAGGCGCGCCATCCCCACTGCGTCCCGGTTCTCCGATGTACTCGCCAAGGGCCAAGGCATCACGCGACGTAAGTACCTGCTGACGCTGGCGGGCGAGGCGATTACGGGCGAAGTGGCCGAGTCCTACAGCAACGCGCACATGGAACGCGGGCATGCGATGGAAGCCGATGCGCGCAACCTGTACGCCTTCGCGCATGACGTGGAGCCGGAGCTTGTGGGATTCATGCGTCGCGGCCGGGCCGGGGCGTCGCCGGATAGCCTGATTGGTGCGGATGGTCTGCTGGAAATCAAGAGCAAGCTGCCAGCGCTTCACCTTGACGTACTGGACAAAGGCCGACTGCCACCGGAGCACGTTGCGCAGTGTCAAGGACAGCTATGGGTATCTGGACGAGAGTGGCTGGACTTTGTTTCGTACTGGCCGAAACTCCCGCTGTTCTGCGTCCGCGTCGAGCGTGACGAAGCCTACATCGCAACCCTTTCGCAAGCCGTCGCTGACTTCGTGGGCGAGCTTGATTCCTACATCGAACGCTATGGAGTACAGGCAGCATGAGCGACATCCAATTCATCCCCGGCCTGATTGCGAAAGCGCCGAACCCCAAGGCGCCGGACTTCGTCAAGGCATCCCTGTCCATCAAGCGCGCCGAGCTGATCGCGTGGCTTCAGGGCCGCACTGATGAGTGGGTCAACGCGGACATCAAGGAGTCGGGCAAGAGTGGCAAGTGGTACGTGGCGGTCAACGCGTACAAGCGCGAGGAAGGCGCACCATCTCGATCGCAGCCAGCGGAGCGTAGCCAGCGCAAGACCGGGTCAGATTTCGTGGCGTTCGATGACGACATAGACTTGCCTTTTTAGACATGATGAGTCATCATGTCTACCATGCATAAAGAAATATGGCTCCCAGTGCCATCTAAGCCGGGGTTAATGGCAAGTAGCTTTGGTCGAATTAAGGCTCCGGGTCGCGAGACTCGGATGCCTAATGGTGGAATGCGATCTTATGATCCAAAGCCAACTTATGGGTATAAGACAAGATCCAGCAAAACAGCTAGGCATGAATGTATGGGAATTCATTATAAGGATTTTGGTAATCTAAAAATCCACCGATGCGTTTGTGAGGCCTTCCATGGGCCGGCACCTGATGGAAGGCCATACGTCATCCATTTAGATGAAGATTCCACGAACAATCGGCCTGAAAATTTGAAATGGGGCACTCAAAAAGAAAACCTAAACATGCCTAATTTCGTTAATTATTGCAAAAGCCGAACAGGCGAAAATAGTCCTAAGAGAAAAGCCAAGGCTAAAGCTAATGCCTCCCCAAACTTTCCGCCTACCTAAGATAGGCCGCCAACCCCACCCGGCGGCAAAGACCGCGCCGGAGACGTAACCGGCATTAACCAATGCGCTACCGCGACGAACAGGAGAATACAAAGTGATCGTTATCGGGATGAATGACCAAGGCTACATCTGCCAAGTCGGGCACACCGAATTGGAAAAGCTGACGGATAAATACTGCGGAAATCTTCCGAAATTGAAGGTGGGATACACGATGGATTTGGGTGCCGGCCACAACTTCCGCAGCGACATCCAGTCAGCCTGTGATGGCATGGCTAAGGCGGTTAAGAATTTCGATGAAGCGCGCATGACCATGACCAAGTTTGCGGTGATGGTTGCGGGACTGCCGGGCGACGAACAGGAGAAAGGTAATGAATCGAATTGACGTGTATGCCGCAGTGGATTCCGAGCGAGATTATCAGGATCGCAAGTGGGGAACCATTGACCAGCATCCGCATGAAGTTGGCGGCTGGATTCTGTTGATGGAAAACGCGCTGCGTCAGGCCAAGGAAGCATGGTCGGGATCGCCAAACGATAATGCCGCACTTGAGGAAGTGCGCAAGGTCATAGGTCTTGGCGTGGCATGCGCAGAACAACACGGCCTGCGTCTTCGCTGGAAGCATGAACTGAAGGAACGTATGCGCGACGAACAGGAGAAAGGTGATGGGACCAGATAAAGAAGCGCTCGATCTTGCCCGACACTTGATCGAAAAGTACGGCCTGAGCGTCGAGTTGTACGACTTCGCATATGAAATTCAATCTTTTGCCGAAGAACATTTCGACGACGAACAGGAGAAGGGTGAATGAACGGATCATGGCCGGGAGGTTATCGCCATGCGATGACGCCAAATCAGCACGAAGAATGGAACGCATCGCATTATCCGGGCACTCGGCAGCTTTGCAGCATTTGCGAACAACCGACCGGGCGATGTGAAGAGGACACGATTCATCACCCCGTAACTGACGAGCCTATTTGCCCGGAATGCAGAGAACAGGAGAAGCAGGCATGAAAGACAAGCTGAGGGAGTTGGCCGATAGGCTGGACGTTCTTTCGACAGCCGCAGCTGAGTGCAGGTGGAGCGAGTTTTCCATGCGCATACCTGCCGAGCCGAAACGCGACGCCGACCTTGTGATGGCATCGGCGGCTGTCGAGCTACGCGCATATGCGGCCACCCTCGACGCCGAGAGCGATGGCGGGGCGGTGGCTGTGCAAACCCGTTATCAGGGACCGAACAAAACGGTCAATACCGACTGGAGACCGTGTTCGTTCGCCCACGCGCAAGCCGTAAAAGATGCTCGCTGCGACGTTACCGAAATACGATACCTCTACACCAACCCCGCGCGATCTGGCGTGGTGAGTGAGGAGGATGTGCAAGCGGCTTGCGAAAAGTATAACGATGTGTACGAGGGCGAAATCATACTTGGCGCTTTATATGCGACGGACAACGGAAAGCAAGCCATGCGCGCCGCCCTTGAGTCCTACGAGAGGAGCAGGAAATGAGCAAGATGACGCTGGAGCAGGTGCGTGATTGGTTGCTTGACCTGCATGACAATTTCAATGGGACAGACCCGGCTCTGGATGACTTCAAGTTTGCCGCCCAATCCATTGAAGCCGCCATGCGCTACCGCGACGAACGGGAGAGGCAGGCATGAAACTCGCAGTAACCGTTGAGGATATGGCGCCAGCCATACACATGGGAACATCTGTAGATGTAGAAACGATGGTATTTGACATGCCGGAAGATGTCGCTGCGTACATCAGCAAGAACAAACAGAGCGGCATGACGACAGTTATCCGCCTATCAGTTGTTCAGGAGAAGCAGGCATGAAAGACAAGCTGAGGGAGTTTCTAAAAACCGGAACGCGCAAGACTGTTATGCGCGGTGAATCGGGGCGTTACCCCAATGGAGAAGGCTGGGGGCATTCATGGAATGAAGACGTTG